AGAAGCATTCAATGCATTTGTTACATTACTCATATTGTTTAAAAAGTTAGTTGCATTATTGTCCAAGCATGACTGTATAGACTGTTCTGGACCACATGTACATGAGAATGGATATGCCGGCTGATTTCTAGCATTGTATATTTGTACACATTGTCCATTACAAACAGATGATAACCCTCCTTGACCAAGGGGTAACCATGGATTCGGAGGAGGTGTACAACAATTAGAAGCGATCGCACTATTCATTTATTTATATATAAGATATAAATTCAGAATATCTAAAAGGCAAACATCATGGTTCCGCGACCACCATATACACGAAATATATTATATGTCTCTGCAAAAACATATGTTATATAGCGATTCACAAAATCATCATTAATGATTCCTGTAATTCCATGAAATCCAAGAACTAAATGTAACCTTTGAATCTTATCCATATTTGCTTCACCCATTGGCATAGAAAACGAGGTAAATCCATTCTGAAACCCAAGTGGTATATTATAAAAATATCTATTCACCCATGGTGCTTTTCTTTGTTCTATAGAGGGTATAAGAGACCTAAATATACCTACGTTTTCTGTACTAATTCTATTTAACGTTTCATTATAATTTAATGCTAACCAACGAATTGGCTCGGAATAACTTGTTGAAAACCCTGGATGCAAGGATCCATATAACCGTTCATTTAATCCAAACGCATCTGGCCACCAAGGTGCAACCGGACATTTTGTTCCGCTTAAATCACGTGTTGCAAGAAATGTTGCATTATACCCAGTTGCTTCATATCGCTGACAGTAAAAAAAGAGATCTCTTACTGGATTTGGAACACGAATCGGTATCCGAACATTTTTATTTCCTTGATTATCTACTGGATCTATTATATAGTGCTGTACTATAGGAACTTGTATATCTGCATTACGAAATCTATTTGCTTCAGGTTTATCTAAATATATATATTCAACCAAGAGATATGAATCCACTATTGAAAAATTAGAAGGCATTTGAATCCCTGGATATTTTGACACGGGCGTATTTGGAAACTTTACTGGCTCTAATCCTGGAACAATTCCACCACTTGCATCTGAATAATAAAAAGATGAATTTGCCATTGGCCATAAGGCTCCTCCTGGCGTACTTGTTTGAATCACATTTCCATTTGAATCTGTTGTACGTGAATCTGTATAATATAGATTTGTTATTGGATTAAAATCAATTGTAATACGAACTTCATCTATATTTAATGCATCAATAGGTAATAAACAGCCGGGATCTCCTCTACTAAACCAAAAGGGTAAGAGTGTTACAACTTGTTGTGATGTTGAATCATTTCCAAAGGAAGTTTGACTAAACCCATGTTCTTTTCTACATATCTGACGACTAGATTCTGTCACTTTTTCTAAAGGTGTTTGAAACTCATCTAATATTTCCATTAAAGATCCTGGTATTGTATCCATTAAACTACCACCAATATGAACACTTGCACTCTTCACTAAGGTATGCCCTAAACTATTTGTCCAACCAAACGTAGGCCCTACAAACGGAGGTGTTACACCATTCACTTTTGTATTTTTAACTCTTGTTTGAATTGTTTGAATATCTGGCATTTGTACAACTAAAAACACCCGTCCAATCATTTCACCTTGTGTAGGTAATCTTGCTACCGATGTTTTCCCAAAATCTGATAAAATATCAAAATCTATTCTGGCCCAATTCGTGGAATATCGTCCAGCCTTTATTAACACACTTAAAAAAGCAGATAAATCTGGTTGATCCTTACTCGGTTGTAATCTTTCATCTTGCATTCCAGTGGATATAATTTTTAGCAAACTTGCTACCATTCTTCCTATTAGTCTATGACTCTTTGTTTATACTCATCCGAACGCTAATCAATAAATATCTTATTACATAATCCATTCCCAAATCGTAACCATTGAATAGCAAATACATATACATGAACCTCCCATTCTGAATCTGAAGATCCAGATGGAGGTTTTACATCAAGTGTTAAACGAAATGAATTTAACCTACTTGCATTCACTGTACCTGATGGATCATGTTCACCTGGATTTCTTGCAAACGAGTATCCATATATATAAGAATCGTATGAAACCTGCCCTCCGCGATGCGCACGAGATATATGTGAGCGAAACCATTGCTCATCTTTTGATATTATATCAAGACCATTTGCTTGAATTTTTGCCCAATTTAATAATGGTTGCATAGGACTGTACACTGGATCATAGTCCTTTTCAAGTGTTGCACTGTAATTTATCCAGTCATTATTCAATGTAATTGCAGCTTTTCTTCTTAAAAACCATACAATTTCTTCAACTGGTTGATTTGCTTCTATAGGTAACTGTATTGTAATACTGTCTTTTCCAGATTTATTCACCACATATTTTAATGGTTCTGTAAAATCAAAGAATTGAATCTCACGATATGGACGTTCAAAAGGTTGCCGTAATAACATTTCACGATAGACTCCATCTACAAACACACCGCTTGTAAGAAGTTGAATGTTTTTTAGTGAAGGAGGATTTATTGGTGTAGTAAATGTTGTAATTCGGCTATTTAGATCTTTTGGATTGTGAACTGAAAATGTCTTACCAAGAGGTGTATCGTTTGAAGAAACCCTTTCTCCTGATACAATTCTAACAATTTGGTCAAATCGTTTCAATGTTACACGAATACGTATTGTTCCTGAGCGACATGCGACTAACGGAAATGTAGATGTAAGTCTTTCACGTAACATTGAAAAAACTAAAGGAACCGTAATCCATCCATCTTCTGTTAATATAACTTGCGATCCATCAAGACGTTTTATATTACAAATAGACGTACGTCCTAATGTATCTGAAAGTCCAAGTTGAGTATTTAAATCTGGAAATAATAGGGAGACTACGTTTATAGAATCACCTGTAATTTTTTCTAGAATTTGATCATCCACTTCTAATGTTGCTTCTTCTAGTATAGCAGTACCCAGAGAATTTATATATGTCCATGCTGTATTTGGATTCACATATCCAAGACTTCCATTCCGTAGACCTTCACGTGTCTGATAAGTAAACCAATCTGAAAATTGCAATTGAATAAATAATCCTTGAAGTAAATCTCCACAGTTAATATCCCCTAATTCAAATGTAAATGTTTGTCCAAACTCTGCGGGACCATGAAATGTAAAATCACGTAATACAGATGTCATAGGTACAGTTCGTATAGACTCATCTCTAATAAACCGTGTCACATTTGCATTCAATGGAAAAAGAATATTATCTTGAATATCTCTTGATACAAGATCTAATAACGTTGTAGCAGGTCCTCTAGGTTGGTTTGTTCCATATCCATCTTTTTGATTTATATCCATTCTATCCTTCTAGTCTAGGCTTTCACTTAAGTCCTGTGCTTCCAAACCCACCTGATCCACGAGATGTCTCTGGAAGAGACTCCACATACGCTACTTCTGAAATATGACCCATATCTGGAGCAAGAATCTGAAATAGACGTGTTCCAGATTCAATTCCCTTTGAAGAGGATCCTACTGAAACAACAGGTGCCATCAATTCTCCACGATAGGACTTATCAATAATTCCACGACTATTTGCCATAATAAATCCACTCTTATAAATAGAAGACCGAGGTTCAAGAGTAAAGTGACAATCTTCTGCAACATATGAACCATATTCAAATTCAGTATAACGAATCATTCTTGCCTTAACACCAAGAGGAACGAGAGTCGCCGTTGATGTCGTAGGCTGATCCACAACCACTTTCAGATCATATCCAGCATTCTCTGAAGAAGGCGTTTCTACTGTACCCACACTAGGGTAATAGGAACTCCCTTTCTCAGTCACAACAAGTTCAAGACGATAGTACATGCTATATTTTAGGCGGAATCATATTCAAATTTTGGATTATGTAAATCAAAAATTGAAACATATACATGCCCTATCATATAGTATCAAAATGGTTAGTTACGAAGATCTTAATAATATGGCGAAGGCTCAAAATAAAGCAATGACTCTAGAAACGAATGAAATTGAAGTGAAATTTCTTATTCTG